GATGTCGTGCAACCGATTCACCCACAATATAGAGACCCTTCATGGGGTTCATACTTGTTTGGATTGCGGATTCCACATCGTACCGTCCAGGAATCCAATAACTGCATCCAGAAGACCATTCATGCTTTTGTAGATAGAGGGGATCTGGAATGGAGGATCCAAATAGGGCACGGACTTCTTTTTGGATGGCCCGTTTGAGTGCGGCACCTTCTAGACCATTCCAGGCGTGTGTATCTTTTCCGTCCGTATATGAAATCATAATGAGTCCTTTGCGTTCATCAATGGGAATTACAAATCGGAGTGGGGAATCAGTGACTGTTTTGGAGAGTCCTTGAAACCAAACACGACCTTTTACGCGCGGATAGACGGCATAGATTCGTGTAAGAGGTGCTGTATTGACATAGCGAAGGACAGGGGCTTTTGTAAGAATCGTGAAGGATCCCAGTGTGCATCGACAAGTTGCCAGAATCACGATATCCGTTGTAAGTGTAAAAGGTACAGTCTCTGCCTTTTTTCCTGAATTTCCCACAATTTCGTATCCTCCCCCTCGAGTGTGTCGTATATCCACGACACGATGACGTGTAAGAAGTAGCCCGCCTTTTTTTTGTACTACAGCGGCAAGATGAGTTGTAATGGAATCAATGCCTTCAGTAATTCCCACAAATCCCGAGTACGTTCCCATCTCTTTTTGAAATGCTTCGAGTGCGAGATCAGCACGAAGTAGATGGAGTTCTGCCCAGTAAGGAAATCGTATGAGGTGGGGTTTCCACCGTGTAGGAATCAATTCGGCAACTGTATGCGATGTGAGTTTTGCATGGGGAACAGTTGAAAGAAAATCAACGATTCCTCGAAAAATCCCTTCGTGGAAGAGGGCTTCGGGTTTATCGGGATTGCAACTGTGCCGGTATTCCATTGTGTCGGAAATGGGGTAAGTATGAAGACCGAATCGTTTTACCAGTTGTAGGACGCGATGATGTCCTTGGAAAATTCGACCTGCACCGATTTCATACTGTAGTTCGTTGTCACGATGTGTGGCTATACGACCTCCCACAGTTTGATATTGTTCCAAGACAGTAACGGGAATGCTTTTCTCCAGGAGAGCCTCGGCGAGTGTGAGACCGGCAAGACCGGCGCCAACAATCACGACCATTTTTTGGGGTCGTGGAAAAAATTGACGGGCTTTACATCGCATGTGTTTCTGTCTGTCCCGCCCATTCCTTTCCGTGATTACCTTACCTTTCCTTTCAAAAATGTCCTCCACCCTGTTCATTACCGCTTTCATTCGCTCCGCCATGGATGATGGTCTCAGCAATGCTGAGATTCTGCGTCAGGTGAATGTTCATCTGAAGAAGATGAATCTGAAGCCGATTCCTCGCACAACTGTGAATACTATTGTGGATAAACTGCTGGATGAGGAGAGTCACACTGCTCATCCTGTAACAGCAGTCCCCCCTCCTACTCCTAAAAAAGCCCCTGCTCCCCCACGAATTAATACGGATCTGATTCCCAAGAACCTCTTTGACGAAGAGTTTGATTCAGACGAGGAGGATGAGGAGTATGTCCCTGAGTCCGAGGATGAGTCCGAGGATGAGTCCGAGGATGAGGAGTATGTCCCTGAGTCCGAGGATGAGTCCGAGGATGTCCCTGAGTCAAATGGCCCGCAGAAGACCATGCTACATGCATCCATCTACATGGATCATCACCACGGTAAGTACTTTGACCAGATTTACATCACTCGTAGTGGAGACAAGGTCTGTGTGATTCACTATTACGACCGTGCATCACGTGAGGACTTTGATTGCCCAAAGACCTGTTTCTATGCATCCGTGGATGAGGCAAACGACTACTTCAAGACGTTCCTGAAGTTTGTGGCAATCGATCAGATGCCCTTCAGGAGCCTGGAGTTTAACATCCCGTTTTACCCCGCAATCAGTCTCACGCCTTCTCGGCTGCAAAAGAGCAAGTACCGTGATCTAGTTGTCAAGGCGCTCAATGAGTTTGTAGCAGAGACTGCCTAAGAAAAAAGGCAACCTATAAAAACATAAAAAAACGCAAAAAAAGGTAAGTTTTTGCGTTTATCAAAGGATGTGTGTAATCAGAACTCTTTGATCCATGCAAGAATTCCATCGGTTGTTTTTCCAGAACAGGTAGATACGATCTTATGGGGCACACAGAGTTGGAATGTAGGAATTGTACGAACCCCACAGTATCCCGAGGTATAGTCATTAACATCTACATCAATCTTCCAGATGGATAGACCACGTTCTTCGGCTGCTGCAACAATTGCCGCTAAATCCAGTTGCCGGCAAGGACCGCACCATTTTGCCGTGTGATATTGAATCCATGCCATATCACGGGGACGTGTTCCAGGAAGAGGTGTGGATTCTGTATGAAACCACATCTTTTCAAATTCAGCCTGTGTATCAAGAGGATAGATCGGCATTCGTGTTATTTAGTGTATTTCAGGGCTTTATATTCCTATTGTATGCGTTCCAGTAAATTGTAGGCTCCTTTAAGTCCTCCAGCAATGACTAGCGCAGTCAATGCACCTGCAATAATGGGTCCTGGGCCAGATGGTTGCCCACCTCCGATCTGACGTTTCGCTGCGGCTGTATTTGCGAGTGTATTGATTGTATTTACTACAGGTTCGTTTTCTATTGCAGAATTTGCGATTGCATTCTGAACGGTCTTGAGACCATTGTTGACGACTTCATTTGCCATATGAGAAATTTGGGCAGGAGCCTGTGTGGAAAGTGTGGATGCTGCGGCTACAGCCTGGGTTCCGAGTGATATGGCTTTTTGTGTGTTTTGAATGGCCACACCTGCTGCTGGCTGTAACAAAGACGTAAATACGCTCAGAGATGGTAAAGAAAACCAACTCGATTCTTCCTCCTTGTCCGATACAGGCTGGACTTTAAAGATGGATGCAACCTCTACGGGTTTTTTCCAGAAGAAGGAGAATGGCATAGGTGTTGTAATACCCTCTTTTAGAATTGATTCTGTTGCAAACAGTGCATGCCCTGCATCCCAGAGTACCCATAAAAGTCCAAACAGGAATAAGAATATATTGAAGACGGAAAAGAGTTTTACAATTCCTTGGAAGGTTTGGCCGATATAGAATTTATCGGCACCAATGAATCCCAAACACATAGCCAAGAGCGTAAAGACAATGTAGGATTTTGGGGCAGCATATTTTACGTTTTTATCTTCGCTCTTGCTTTTTTTACCACCTTCAAATGTTCCACGACCAATCCCACGAATCCAATCAAACGGGGAATTCAGCCCGTGTTCGCGAACATAGGCGCCGTCTTTCATGACCTGAATTAGATCCCAAAAATACCAGATTCCCAGTCCTCCAACATTCATGAATAGTTTTTTACATGCGGTTCCATAACTCCGTAGATAGAAATGGTCCGCGCCTATAAATCCCAGAAGGAATGTAAGGACTAAAAAAATCATATAGTTTCGATCCGGATGACCACCCCACGAATCCACATCACTTATGTGGTGTGGAGTCGGCGAACTCGCCATTTCCAAGCCTTCTTCAGACATCCTCTATGATAGGTTTGGGCTTTTGTAGGACCCCTCATACCGTAAATAATATACCGCCCAACCCGGCGACTACACGAAGTACATTATAGTTTGTCGCATAGATTGTAAATCCAACTGGACGCGAAAACACTTCGTTGTTCATAGTTGCAGCCAATACAATCGAATCTAACCGACTCGCATTGCATGAACCCTGTGGTTGCGAAGCCTCCGGGGCCAAACTGAACGAATATACGTATATGAAATTGTTGGGAATTGCGGTATGTCTCTGCCATGGCTGCATGAGACGGAAATATCGTGCATTCTGACGTTCGAACCGGTCGTATCCGTCGAATTGAATGACTGCTGAATCAATCAAGTCATTGTTTGGAATACCTTCTTCGTTCAGAGTACGACTTCCGTAGTTGAACCATTCGTGTTTTGTCAACATGCGATCTTGCTGGACAACCCATAGAATCTCCTTGAGCGGATGATTGAAATTCAGGGGAATACTGACATTTAGAACATTTGCGGCGACACTGTAGCGTTTCACATACTGCAACTGTTCGATCAGGTATTCGTGACGACTGCTTACAAACCGGCGGCGTTCTTCGATATCTAGATAGACAAAATCGCCCCAAACCGTAATATCCTGAATGTAGGGATTGTAGGGAATCGTCTGGCAAGGATCGTCACCCAGTGAATCCGAAAAGACCATGTCAAACCCACTACGGAACTTGATGTAAATGCGTATTGGAGTGGATTGGAGTGCGATTAATGGTAAGGAAAGACCGATGTTGTTACAAAACCAGAACCGCAGAGGAATGTACATGTGAAGAGGACCGGGTTGTGTAAATTGGTTATACACTTCTTGGTATCCAATCATATTATTAAAGCCATCCTGTTTGGATGCTGGTGTGGAGAGTTGGCTCCAGATTTGCAACCATTCGCCGGTATGACGATCAATTTCTTGTTGCCCAATCTGAATACTTACATAATCAATAAGTGCGTGACCCACACCATTCGCCCAGGAAAAGGTCGGAGTTGTATCCTGATAATTAATGGGGGATACTTGTTGAACTCCCGAACAGCCACCCGATGGTAATGCACCTTCTGCATTCAATTTCGGGAGCCGGATTTCCAGTGTAAGTTGGCTCAAAAGATCACCACTTTGGGGAATTGTAAGAGAGGCAAGTTTCCCGAAATCCACCGAAGTTTCAAAAGAAATTCTCTGAGTCTCAATGCTAAAGTTTGTGTGCCGTCGATAGACTTGCTTAAAAAACGTGGTCTGTGGATTACCGGACAGATAAATGTCTTGACGTCCCGTACTTACTAATTGCAATAATCCACCGGACTTGGACATCCTACCCTACTCTCATGGAGAGGATCTTTTCCTTATACCTATTCTCCGCGGCCCGATGTCCTAAATCATATCTACACGGTAGGAGAGGATGGCCTTCGTCATCAATTCATTAGATACATTACCACAGACCCTTATTGGAGGTCCAATCTCGTCGCAATATATTCTGTATGCAAACGGAATAGGACAGTCCTATTGGGCACCGGCAGTAACACCGTCGTCCATTGGTGCATTGAGTTCCTATTATACGACACAGTACAACGGGTTGAGTACATACGTGAAATCGCTGGAAACGGCATTTACCAATTTATCGACCTATACCATTTCGTCGGTAAATGGAAATATTGTAAGTAGTGCAACATCTCTTACAGAAAGTATTGCCATTCTTGGTGGTCAATTCAATATTCTTTCGAATGCAACGTCGAATAATTTTCAGTCATTGAGTAATAGTCTTACAACACAGGTCAATACGATCTATACAAGTACAATATCAATTGTCGAAAGCACTCTACAGGCGGTGAGTAGTATTTCCACATTTACCAATGAAATCGCGGCAGTACAGTCGAATCTCATGGCGTCTGTGTCGTCACTGAGTACCGCTATGGGAATCACACTTGCCAGTACAACATCGGCGCTCACACAACAGGGACAAAGTTCGTTGAGGGCAGCAATCGTAAGTACAACCCAATATACAAATACCCAGATATCTTCTCTTTCTACAGTGTTGGCAACCAAACAACAAGTCTTCGATTTGAGCACACAGATGAATCTGGCGCTCATCAGTACATCACAACATTTATCAACGGATCTTGCCACGAGTGTATCGTCCATTTATACGGAATTGTTTGGGTTCGAGCAATCGACATTTTCTACACAATCATGGGCAATCAGTACATTGGGAGACATATACGCGCGTGTAGGGAAATTGGAAACGCTCAGTTCGCAAATCTCGTCCTTGACGGCTGCCCAAACTTCGTCCTATACATCGCCTCTCTTTGCGGCAACTGATGTGAAATTTTCGGGATATACAAGTACGCTTCTCTCACAAATCTCGAGTCTTCGATTTTCAACTCTGCAAAATACACTACAGATTAGTACACTTTCCACTGTATCATTTTTCAATACGAGTTCTTTACAGGGACAAATCAATGTGACAAATCAGAATCTAAGCACTCTTACGTACGAATTCAATGTGCTGACAACGAGTTCGATTTTGGCAGGAGTGTATGATACGTTTCTTGCCCTGGAAGATTATACGGTTGCACTTATAAACAGTACAATCAATTCGGTGACGCCTTTCAAATCGGGTCTTCTGTATTCAACAACACTGCAGAATACCTCGACGGCCAATGGATTTTTTAATGCATTCGTCAGTTCCACGTATTTATCCACTGTAAGTACTCTGATTCCTATAACAACGGCCTATGTGAGTACGCTTGTTTCTACGCTGTACAGTACGGGTTCGTATTCCCTACAATCATCGATTGATTCCACTATTTTCGGAAAAACCATTGAATTTACTTCTACCACGACATCTCTTACCGATCTGATTGTTCTGTCTTCTCAGGCTCAACTCAATTCAAGCATTTTGTCATATCTGTCATCTCCTGCCGGTGTGGCACTCAACACATTTTCGACGCAGGGATCCCAGGCGATTAGTACCTTCAATGGACAGGCCTTGAGCACATTCCAGACACAATCGACATTTTTCTATTCCACCTATTTGGCGAATCAGGGACTGATTTCAACCCTTACAGGAACGGGCAATTCCACGATTACACTCCTCAATCAGTCATACAGTACTTACACGAATCGATTTCCTCAACTCTTTTCATCCATTCAAGTGAGTTCTATACAGCAGTTTTCGACACAAAATGGTCTGTTTATATCTTCACTGGCTTCTTATGGTGCGACAATTAACTTTGTAGTTGCCTCGACGAATTCGGCGGTTCTTTCCAATGCCACAGCGGCCGCAAATCTCGCACTAAGTACGATTGTGATTAGTACAACACAGACATACAATGCATTTGTGAATAGTCTTACTGCAGCGAGTTCCACGATTGCCCTTTCTTCACTCTATACAGTTCAGAATATCACATTGACGGGTACAAATTTCGAGGGAACCATGGATATGGGAACGTACCGGAATTTTGCTGTGACGATTGGCGGACCCCTTGTAAGTGGTTCGTCAAATTATCGGATTGGCTACACTTCCAACATCTCTCAATTGAACTATCGGCAAGGTGTAATTTCGGTCGATGTCAGCACAATCGGAACAGGGTATTCAAACAATGGGGGACAACTCTGTTTGGATGTCTATCGATGGGGGATCCCAACGACTGTTTGGAGTGGTGTATATCCTACAATCAGTTCGGCGGACTATACTGCGTTGTACTCCTATACCATTCTGAACAATATCATCTATACGAATTTGCTGAACGTTTATCCTCGTCTTCGAATTAGTGCCCTGAGTTTGGGGGCGAATCAGTCCTATAATGTGATTTCTGGAACGTCTGTACAATCGAATTATTTTTGGCGTGGAACACCGCTCCAACTTCAATGGAGCAATTACAGTCATTTCCCATTTGGTGTTACAGGAGCCCCCCCCTACGATCCAGAAATTCTGGTAGATGTGATAAATAATAACCAACTTCAGGCGCGCTATGGACCTTTTACTCGCGGGGTAAGTACACTGACGATGAATTTACCGTATTATAGTGGTACAGCGACCAACCCTATGACAACCACCGTGCGCACCTATTTTGTGGGCAAAATCGCAGAGGCATCGGAGTTGGTGTTTCAAGTCCTTGTACCCAAGTTCCAGGAAGTGCGTCTTACACCACTCTCAGGAAATTTCCTGAGTTTGCAGGAAATTCAGGCATTTTCGGATAGTGGAACGAATGTGTTTGCCGGAACTACCAACATTGGATTGTATGGTAGCGCGGCGGGTTCCAATCTTGCTTTAGGGGGAAGCAATGCTACATTTGGTAGATCCAATGCGGTAGATGGGAATAATACAACAATTACGATCGGTCCAACCAGTGTAGGAAATCCCGATACCAACGCTTATTTACAGTTGTTGCCCAACCTGACCGCCACAACAACGGCAATTAGTAGTTTGATGATCTATAACGTCCCTTCAAGTTCCAATCAGGCACGTGGATTCGGCGATGGTGCGACGGAGATGTTCAGTACATTGTTGCGCACCAATGTGACAATTGGGGCAACACAGTATTTTAGTACCATTCGTTTGACATCCTCGGGAATGCAAACATTCTCTTTCTAAACCCCATTCCTCTGTATAAAGACACTTTGTACAATCATTCTCTAAGACATACACAATGATTGCACACCACCCATTGACAGGAGAACCGATTCGAATTCTTCGTTCGGATGCTCAGATTTCGCGTGACTTTCAAACATTGGCTTGGATACGGCCCTCCTTTCAGTCGAGTGAGCGATGGAGCCGATGGAGTATTTTTATCAGCGAGCCAGAATCTATGACGTGTATTGGTGTGGCAGAACCTACGGCTGTATATATTTCGGTATGGTCGCCTGCATGGATTCCCATTCTTACCAAGAGTGAGAATGTCTTTGTTTTGCTATCCAAGGCGGCCATGAAAGCGGTAAAGGACATTCCAGGAATCAATACCTCGAATTTTTTGGAAGTCCGTGAATTGTTTCATTTGTATCCGTACATTGGGGAACCTCTCACGGATTCCGATTCAATCGAGAAGATTCTGATTAGCGTTGCACATATTCTGCGCTTTCGACGGGTTGCATGGGCGGCGAATGCGAATCTTGAGGAATTTGGGATTTCATCCCAAATTGCTGCATGGAAGACGGCCTGTAAGGGAGAACTTGTATCCCTTTCCTCGGATGCAAATCCGACTGAATGTATTCCCGAAACATGGTTGATTCAACAGTATTTCAAACATTCCTTACCCCGACGATCTCGTGAGATTTCGACTTGTCTTGAACGCAATCTTGCCAATCCGTATATTGACCATGTTCTTCTGTTGAATGAAACGGATGCGTTGGATCTGCCTACGCATCCGAAACTGGTTACACGAACAATTGGACACCGTCTTCGTTATCTAGATGTTTTTGTGGCAATTCGCGAGTTACCGTCGAATACAATTGTTCTGTTTGCCAATTCTGATATTTATTTTGATGAAACTCTGCGGGATCTGTGGTCCATTTCTTTGCAGGAACAGCGTCTGTTTCTGGCTCTTTTACGATGGGAGGGCGAACCGGCAACCTTGTTTGGACCCCGTGCAGATTCGCAGGATGCTTGGATTGTTGCAAAAGAGACGGTGGATTTTGAACCGACTGAGGAGGAGTTTGGATTTCCCTTTGGAAAACCTGGATGCGACAATGCAATTACACTGGCTATGATGCGCAAGAAATGCCTCGTTGTGAATCCGGCTTATACGATTAAAACCTACCACCTTCATACGTCGAACATTCGAAACTATGATTCACACGATGTGCTGTACAAACCGGCGTATTTATATGTAGATCCTACACCCATTCAGACGTGCCGCGTAGAAACGCGTCTGGGCAGGCATGAAGACAAGACACATCGGAATGCGTGGAAATCTATGCAGCCCCGTACATCGTTCGCACGCACCCTTCATCCCATACATGAGGATCACGGACGTACGATATGCACTATGTTGCGGCAAAGGGGCGAAGGTGTGTTTGAACTGAATGGCGCAAATACATGGACACCGACGACCGATGTGATGCCTCTGTATGAATGGTCTGGAAAGGCGGGAACGTTTGTCACACGGGAAGGACTGGTGAGTGATTTCCAATCGATTTATGTTGGAAATCACAAGGAATGGAAGACGGGGTGGGAGGAGGCACGTGTAAGTAGTATGACACCGACCTTGAATGTCCCCTGTTTTTTGGCGGCTCCAAGTCGGCCGGAATGTTGGACATCCCTGAGTACATGGGTTTTGCAGTACTTACCGACTGTATTGCGAATGCGCGAGGTTTTGGGCGAAGAGGGAGAATTTTTGGTTCCTACGTTGGATAGTGTTCCTCCGTTTTTATACGATTGTGTATGGAACCATACGCGGGTAAGTACTGTTCCGGCGATTGAAGATACTCAGTATTATGGACATCATGTGTGGGCTACACCTCCTTCCGAAAAATACTACAAAATTACGAGGGAGGATGTGAGTCGTCTGCGTCGTCTCTTGCCTCAAAGAAAACGGGCACGGCGTCCTACATTGGTGTTGTGTGTGGGTGAGGATGGTATATTTACACCTGGTTGGGTAGAGGAAGTTCTGTCCTGTCATCATACTGCGCTGCGGGGGTGGAAAACGATTGTAGTACGATCCTCTGATTCTCATACAAAACGTCGCGAAGCATTTCAGGAGGCAAGTTGGATTGTTGGATCAACAGAGGCGCTGAAGTGGGCCTGGATGGCACAGGCGGGTACAAAACTCCTCGAATGGATGCTTGAGACGGACATTCAGAGTGAGATTCTTCATTTGGCAGGAGCCGCAGAATGTTTCTACATTCCTTGTTTGGTGCGCAAAGAGTCCATTGAATTTCAGCGTCAAAATGCTTTATTGGATATTGGTCGTGCTCTTGCCAAATTCGGATTTTCCGAGACACTTGATGCAACTGTGGAAGAGAAACCGGTCCTCGTAATTCCCAATGCTCCAACTGGAATTTGGTCACATGCGGGCGATACATTTCGTGAAATGGTGGCACTATGGGAAGAAAAGGGATTCTGTACAATTCGACGATCAGAAGACACACCGCACTGTTGGTGGGGAGGGATTGGTGAGGTACTGCTGTACGACCGTCCCACTACACGATGGTTGCAAGATGATCCAAATTACCAATTTGCCCTGTTTGGAAATGCAGCACCGCCTGGAAAAGGAAGAGAAAGTGTATGGTCCTTTTGGCCACGATCACCACGAGCAGTAGAAGAGGCGGCTACCGATATCCCTGGTTGGGATGCACGATCCATTTCCTCCCTGTTTCTCGGAAAGGTGGAGAATGGAATTCAGAAAGGACACCGGTGTTCGCGGGATTGGTCGAAGGCGGTAGAAGTCTTTTCGATGCCCTTGGATTCCACTGGTGGCCCGTATCCTTACAGCCAGTCTGAGTATCTGGCCATGTTGAAAAAAGCAAAGTACGGACTCTGTTTGGCGGGCTATGGTCCTAAATGCAACCGTGAAATCGAATATATGGCTCTAGGTGTTGTTCCGATTGTTACGACGGGTGTAGATGTGACACAGTATCTTGTTCCTCCCCAAGAAGGAGTGCATTATTTCCGTGCAGATACACCGGAAGGAGTACGGCGCATTGTGGAAACTACAGCACAGGGAAAATGGGAGGCGATGTCAAATGCATGTCATCGGTGGTGGGTTGAAAATGCTTCGGCAGAGGGATTTTTCCGTTTGACATGGGCACGTATTGAACAGACACGGCCTTTCTGGGGCATCGGGATTCCTCCGTATGGGTCGGAACACCATTAAGGATCCGGCTGATCCGTAGGGATCCGACACACTACGAACTGTTTGAAATCCTAGAGAGGCGTATAATTTCTCTGCACGAGGATTTACAGTATCAACATGCAAATACGAATCCTGTTGGAAGGTTGAACAAGCCAACAGGACTCGGGACATCATAGATCGGGCATAGCCCTTTCCTTCCCATTCTTTATCCGTTGCCACAAAGGCGATTTCAATAGGTGCAGGTGTTCCAAATGCTTTTTTGGAATCTGCGATTGGGGGACAAACAAGAACAAATGCAGAAAGCGATTTCTCCTTGTTTGGGGTTTCAATTACCACACTGTGTGTTTCAAGACATGTGTGAAGAGCCTCCTCAATTGCGGGGTAATATTCAACAGGAAATCGTGAATATGCGATTCTACGAATTTCATCAAGTATCCATGGACTACGAGAAAACATTTGTACGGCCATGGTTACCACATTATTTTCTACTTGGGCAAAGAAAAACGAAAAACTGTTTAGTTTTTCGTTTTTTTTGGTTTTTTTGGTTTTGGTTATACTTACCTTTCATCTGTAAATACTTACTGAGTGGTCTCTGCGGTGGTCTCTGCGGTGGTCTCTGCGGTGGTCTCGGGAATGGGTAGCAGAGCAGGGAGCAGAGATGCGGTGGGCGCGGGCTCCACAGGGTAGGCAGAAGAGCGCTCCTGGCGAATGTCCCAGTTCAGTACAAACACCTTTTGGGCAGTATCGCGGTCGTTCATCCAGCGAACAGTCTCACGCCAGTCCAGGGACTTGTTGCTGGGTTTCAGACCGGTCATGTAGAGGTTGTGGAGGCCATAGACGAGCGGGCGGTACTTCTGGGGAATCTCGCGGCGGTCCAGAGTGCGCGCCTTGAAGGCATCCACGTAGATTTTATGCACTGCCTGTGTAATGGTCTTCCACCGAGCGATCAGGTCGTTGCAGGGGGCACGCTCCTCGGGATAGTACTTCAGGTAGCCCTCCAGAGATCCTTTGCTCCACATGTCCATCCACAGAAAGTCACGGCGGGCAGAATTGCCACGCATCTTGCGGACGGTGTTGTAGGCACCAGTGCGCAACTTCCAGCGGCGGAAGTCATCGCCGACCTTGATTACCACGCCCTGATGGCGCACAGGGCCCATGGTCACTATCCCAGTGAGCATGTGTATGGCGCCCAGCAGAGTGTCAGGTGACCAACTGGGAGTCATCTCGGGAACATGGGTGATGTCGTCGGGACGACGGTTGGTCATACCCACTACGTCCATGATATTCGAGACGTTCATCCGTCCCATGTTCATACCAGCCTCCTTCACGTAATATACGGTTGGACGAGCGACATCCACGGTGGCCTTGCAAATATCACCGTTTTCTGCAATGCGCACAGTCTGTACCAACTTCACCTTGGGAGTGGGGACAGGGCAGACAATGCGATTCTCGGGATGGCAGAGGATCCATGTGTAACTGATCTCCTTGTCTAGCACCAGGTCGGTGGAGAAAGTCGCCGCAAATGCCTCCTCGAACAACTCGGCAAAGGAGCGCTTGGAGAAGTAGCGGCACTTGGCGTCCAGGGTGGAGCGCGTGTGAATGCGCCATGCCTGGCCATCCCAGAACTGTCCAATCAGAACGCCATCCACAAACTCCTCCACGGTAATGGCGAGGTCGTTGGAGGTAACATCCGGTGCAGGGAATCCCTCGCCCTTCTCGCTCTTAAAGGGGGTTACACTCACAGGGCGGTTGGTGGCGGTATTCCATACAACAGAGCGGAAGGCTCCTACGTGCGACATCTCCATCTTGCTCTGACCCTTGACGTATCGAATCATGGCCAGAGGCTCCGTAGTCTCAAACACGGAGATTCTACCCCCCTCTTCGGAAGTGAGGTAGGTCTTCAGGGACTCCCAGGTGGGGTAGGCAGCAATCAGGGAAGCGAACACAGCGGACATCTTGAAAGGAATAGGAAAGGAAATGCTTAAATCGAAAGGAAATGCTGAAAGGAAATGTTGGGGCACACCTCAGCCAACAGAGGACACTCCAGGTTTCAATTTTTTCCGCATTTAGGCGATCGGAGGATACACCTTGTCTCGAAGGGTGATGACGGGGCGAATGGCTTCCGCGGGCGACATGGCGGCCACTTTGGCACAGGCATTTTGATATTCTTTTGTATCCGCCGCAGGAATATTGAGCAAATCAAAGAAGAGTGCAAGGGGCGGAATGGACCGCATTTGAACAAGGAGGGGGGCGAGTTGCGGATGGCAATACAGGCGAGGATCGTGTATGTATTGCTGGAGAATATAAAAATCACCAATACTGGGGATGAGCGAGGGAGGAATTGTAGGAAATGTGACAGTCCCTTTGTCTCCCAAAAGTGCCTGGCCTTTTTCCTGGGCTTCCCGCATTTTTGCATTCCATTCATCCACGATTTCACGTATTTTGTCCAACAGTTCCACGATCGGTTTTCGTACAAATCCAGGTGCAACGGTAGCAAATAGCCACATCATAAATCCCACTACAAAGGACTTGGTGGATTTGTAGGTGAGTTCGCGAATATCACTGCGTAAATCGGGGGAAATCAGAGAGTATCCATCCCGTAGTATTTTCAGGGCAATGCCGGCATACATGGGATATTTCCCGAAAAACCCGATAAAGGAAAAGATGGCGTGATACAAATTGCCTCGTGCTAAATCGAGCAAGGTCATCACAAGTGTTGTCGGTTTTCCCAGAATACTGATGACGGGAAATACAGTGGATGCAATTCGCACCATTTCAAGGACCGCATTCAGTACGGGTACGATTGTACGAACAGGAATTACAAGAGGTGCAGGAATTCCAAGAGGAGCGAGTGGATAGACGATGGGGTCGGGACTCGTCGATTCCAGTGCAATCAGCCCATATTGTTTGGAGAGTCCGATTAATTCTTCTTCTATAGAATCCATCGCCGACATACCCGAATGGACTTTTTTGTCGATGGAAAAGGATTCGGGATCGACATTACTTACTGCGGATCCAATGGTTTCACCGGCTGTTTTTGCAAGTTCGGCCACAGGAGGGAACGAAATGCCACCACCTGTTTGTCCCTCGGCATCAAACAGGGAAAGGTCTGGTATCTGTTCTCGCCAGGTTGCTTCCAAATTGGCCGCTTCTTCCTGGGAAAACAAGGGAACCGATGTATGAGGAAAGCGAATCTCGACAAATCCAGGATTCTCTGGGCGGGTTTTCATACGAAGGATCATTTCGGAAATGGCCCAAATTGCAATATAGGACCACGCACCCAGGGCGGGAATTCGATCTTTCAACGTTTCATACACTGTATCCATCTTCTGTGGGTTGTCTATAAAATTGGTAGAAATGCAACGTGCTGGCCAGACAAGCCGTCAGAAAATTGATGAATTCAACACACTTATGAATCTTGTAAAATGACAGAGTGCGGGATTTGCATAGAAAAGTTCAACAAGTCAGTACGAAAATGTATTGTATGTCCCTACTGCCCAGCAGATGCAACAATGAACTGTTGCAGAACCTGTATTCAGACCTATCTTTTACAGGATGATGCACCGACGGCGAGATGTCCATCATGTCGCTCAGGATGGACGGATGATTTTCTGAGTGAGAATCTTACAAAGACGTTCCTTCTGAAAGAATACAAGGAGCATCGTGAAAAAATTCTGCTGGACAGGGAACGCGCCAGACTTCCGGAAACACAGGAGGATGCAGGTCGGTATATTCAGGCAAAGCGTAAAATTGCCACAGATTATATGCCGAGGATTGTTGCAATTCAAGACTCTATTCGGAATCTTCATGAAACAATTGAAGAAAAGCGTTTGTATATGATATACAAAGAAGAATCAGAAAAGAAACCCTACAACAGGGAGACTGTTTCATCTGCCTATACAAATTTTGCGAATTACAGATCAAGTGTATTTATGCCTCGTGTTATGCCATATTATAGAGAAATGAAACGTATTCGTGACCGTGAGTACAATCAATTGTTGCGTCTTGTTGCAAGTCATGGAAAACCGCTGGCGCAACGAAATACAACGGCTGCACATGTAGAACGAAACGAATGGACATTTCACATGAAGTGTGCAAAAGAGGGATGTGAGGGATTTGTAGGAAATAATTGGAAATGCGGGTTGTGTGAAGAGGGGTACTGCAAACATTGTCGAGAGACGAATACCGAAGGACATGTGTGTGATCCTGAAAAGAGAATGACTGCGGAGGCTCTGCAGAAAGAGGCGAAACCATGTCCCAAATGTGCTGCACAGATTTCCAAGATTGACGGGTGTGATCAGATGTGGTGCACACAGTGTAAAACGGCATTCAGTTGGCGTACGGGACGCATCGAGGAATCGCACATTCACAATCCACATTACTTTGAATGGATGCGGCGCAATGGCCAGGCGGCAACAATGCGCCCCCTGAATGGCGGGGATTGTTTGGAGGCGGCCGAAGTTCTTACACACGTCCTGCATTACAATCGTCCCCACCAGGAGATTGTGAATTGGTGCAGAACGATTCGGCATTTTGAATGGGTAACTCGTTCTACACAGAGGCAGGTACAGCATGTGGGAGATGATGACCGATGTCGTGCGATGCGTGTGCTTCGTCTGGCAAATGAATTGACAGACGAAGGTTGGAAAAAGAAACTTCAGAAGGATGAAAAGTCCGCCCACAAGAACCAGAGAGTGGTACAGGTACTCGAAACTTTTACACAGGCTGCAACAGATATTCTTCGTGGGGCATTGTTGGAGACAGCGGATCGTGAGGCACTTGTAAAACAGGTGGAGGACCTTCAGGCATATTGTAATCAGGAACTCGAGAAGATCGAAAAGCGGTATAAGAACGAGGTTCGTCGAATTGAGCACGTCCCTACATTTTATTAGACCAGACCGGCAATGATTTTTTCGGCGGGCAGCCGAATATCATGGGATCGCGCAGTTAAATATACCGATTTGATGTCGGAAACTACGACAACGGAAAAGGGACATGGTGTTGTTGTACATACGTGAATGGATTCAACGGAGGATGGGACGAAATCGCCAAATTGCAGGGAACTCACAACAGCGCGCACAGATCCCAACAGGCGATCCCGTATCTCATCCCATTGTCCCCATTCCAGAAGCCGCACAAAACACCAACTGAGAAACCGGACACTTCGGGATCGCAAGAGCATACATCTCTGGTCAAACGCTTCGCGGCTCATTCCAGCCGAGACGGGAAGGAGGATGGGGACGAAGTCGTTTGTGGGAAGTTCTGAGGAGGGTCGATCCACTGAAAGTGAGGCGGGGATTGCAAAGACGTGATCTTGTTCTCCTGTGGCTTTTGTGAAACGTTTGGTAAGAGTCCAGAGGATGTTGGAGGTAAATGTACCGCCTCCTGAGGCAGGGCGAGGAGAGATACTTGTGGCAATGGATGGCATGGCCGAACGAGGCGCGGAGGAGGAATGTGGAGATAGGAGCAGCATCGCGACCAACCAGAGATAGGCAATCCCCATCCAGAGATCCAGCCAAAAAGCCGGTCTTTTAGAAGGTTTAATGGATTCGAAGGTGGGTTCTGGAGATGTAGAGGGTTCTCGTTCAAATAATTGGGATCGTACCATTTCTTGGAGGACAGGGATGCATCCAATGCCGTCTGTGAGACCGTGGTCGAATCGGAAAAGGAGGTGTGTGAGGGTCCGGTCTGTATGAAAGGGGGTACAATGTATGAGGGTCGCCGGTGTAGATGCGTGAAGACCGGCGGCCAAGATTCCAGCGACATCTTTGGCTTCGCGGGGGGCGCCGAAGAGATCTTCGACTCCTGTGCGGGATTGTTTCCACTGAAATTCATCCGTTAAAACGGCCCCACATTTTCGATGTGACATACAAACGATCCAGAGACGTTTTTGCAACTCTGGCCATGATTCAAGTGTCCATCCAGGCTTCAGTTGAATACAGACTTGTACGGGTTCTTTTGCGGCCAGGCGTGTCCAGAAACGATCGGAAAGAGACGCGGGAATTCCTTTCGCGAGTTGTCGGTGGTGCAGAATTCGAATTGCATATTCACAGGTTGTTCGGACTACATCGATATCGGGAAGAGCCTCCGTTAAAGAAGATTCAAATCGTAAGTCGGGTTGGGAGAATGTGGTAACAAAGTCCTGGATGGCTGTATGAAGGCTCAGACTTTGCCGCCCTTTTTTCTGACAGGCATAGAGCGCCTGCTTCCAGAGGGGGAGCGGTTGTGTTTCGGGCTGATTTCGAATTCGTCCCGTAAAAGATTCCAGACCCGTAGATTGAAGATGGGCAAAGAATGCTGTAAGGGGTGGATGATATGCTTCGGCGTCGGGAGGAGGACACAATTGTCGAATGGTAACTCCGACCTCTTTTGAATTCGCAGCGGATACAATTTCCTTGGCGGCACAATCCACGGGAAGAATACTAATCCGCGATCCATGTGTGATGTACAGGGATTCCAGATATCCGCGCAAGGCAAGTGTGAGAA